TTTGGAGTTCTTTTAAATCTTCTTCTGTAAGAGAGATCATTTGTCCTTGAGTAAGTCTTCTATTCTTTTACGCATATTTGAACTTTCCTGTTTCATATAGTCTCGGAGAGAATATCCTCTTTGACCTCTCATAATACAAGTGCCTTGATATAACATCGTGGCGGCAAATACTAACACAATACCGATTAGTTCAGGGTAATGTTGAGCCATGGTAATACTGGCGGAATAACTCCAACAAGTCTTAATAGTCCCTCAGCAAATAAAGCAAGGACCACCCAACCGACGCACATACTAATGATAGAAGCATTACGGTTGTGTCGTCGTATAGCAGCATCAATCATCTCCTGAACTTCAGAACGGCTTACAAACTCGTCTTGAGGTTCCATCACTTCTCATCTCCAAGAAACTTCGCAAGTGGGTCTTTTCTGGTCTTTACGATTTCAACAGATCTCTTGTAGAACATATTGTCCGTATTACCAGACGTTTCAAACGTCTCCTTGATCTTCACCCAATTGTCGTAGGTGCGTTGATCCATAGGGTTTTAGATTGAATATTATTAGTTATACTAGTGAGTATTTCTACTATGTCAAGTTTGTTAGGGTTTGGTGATAGTGGTTAAGAGATTATTAAATTCAGAGACCCAGAAGTTCTTTGAGTTCTTCTATTGAGAGTCCTGCTGCCTCTAACTTTTGTTGTGGTGTTAGAGGTTCTGGTTCGGGAATTGGGTCTGGTGGAAGAGGAGTGTTACCTTCTTCTAACCAGAGAAGATACTGTTGATAGTCAGTATTTGCTGGGTCTGGTGGGATAAATGCACCATCCGAAAGACGCTTAATTCCATTTTCAAATATTCTACCGTCAATATAGTATTTTTGATACATTTTTATAACTCCGCAGAAAATCCTATATATGCGTCAGGGACATTTGTCCATCTCCAAGATCCAATTTGCGCGCCAGTTAATCCAGATGCCCCACTAAATGTCAACTGTGAGTGCCAAACATCTCCCTCTGCTAGGGCTATTGTAGTAAAATTCATTGCTAGAGCGGTTGCATAATTAAAAGATTCTATTGTAGATCCAAAAGCGATATTTTTTTGTACTAATGTTGGTGTAGATCTCATTTGAACTGGAAATGTTATATAAGATAGTGCACCAGAAGCTGAACTTGTGTGTAAAAAATATCTAGAATATCCAGATCCATTAAATTGCAAAGAACCACTGATAACATAACAATACCTCTGACATAATGCTAACTCTTGTCCGTAACTTCTTCTCTCAAACGGGGTCGCAACAGTACCGGATTCTAACTGAACTCCTGTGATTTGCCACGTAGCGGCGTTTGTTCCGACGACAGAAACGGCTCCTGTAGCAGACCGATAAAGAACGGAATTATTCCACGTTCCTGCCGTACCGCTTAATGATGATCCAACACCAAAACTGAACTCTATTACGATATTACCTGCATTAGTAGATACAAATGTTCCACTTGTCGGTCCAGAAATAGTTATTGTTTTATACTCCCAAGTGTTTGCAGCAGAAATTGAATAAGAAAACACATAACTAGGATATCCCACTTGATATCCAAAAACCGATCCTCCAAAAGTTCCCGTTAAACTAGACTTGACCCAAAAAGATAAAGTAACTGTTTTGGCAGATGCAGTTCCCCAGGCAAGGTCTGATGAGTTTAATCCTTCTATATATTGATCAACGCAAAAATAATCTGTAGAGGTTACTGAATATGATGATAGCGATGTTATTTTAAGAGAATTAACAAATCCAGCAGGAGCATCAGACACCTGCTGAACACTATATTTTGACGCCTGGGAAAGCCTGGCTGGCCATCGGTCAACTGTATAAGTAGTGTCACCGGTAGGAGTAACACTCGCCCCACTATTTCTCTGATCCAGTCTCATATCTCCGTTGATTATTTTATTCCGGACACCGGAGATGGGACCGTCATTAACAGAACCAATATAAGCCGTAGTAATACCAGCAGTCGTTACACCTACAATACTTGTTGCTCTTAAGGTTGCCGTAGTTGTAACACCAGAAACATTTAAGTTAGTTGGGTTTGATTGAGTAACATTAAGAGTCGCAATCGTGCTTACACCAGTCGCATTAACATTCCCAGTTATATTTCCAACAAACCCAGTCGCAGTAACAATACCAGTCGCATTTAAGTTCGTTACAGTAGGCAGTTCGGCACCACTGACAGTCAACGCACCATCAACTGCTGAAATAGTATCAGTATTTCCGTTTATCTGAATACCCATTCGTCACAAAGACTTTTCTGGTATTTATAAAGCGGAGAGAACAGGAATCGAACCTGCGAAGCTTTTACACCCAGCCGCTTTCAAGGCGGTGTCCTCGACCAACCGGACTCTCTCCATATGTTATAATATACTATATGTATTTGATTTTGTCAAGTGTTTATCAAACCATCACGAAAAAGAATTGAATTTGAAAGACTTCTACACCAACTTGGATATAAAGACCGTCTACCAGTCTATCCGAAAGAAGATAAAAGATATCAACAAGTCAATTTCAAGTGCTCTAATGGAGCAATGGCAATTTACACATTCATCATACTTTATCAAACTAAAAAAAGTTACTTATATCTAGAGTTTAAAGATCACTATAACTCACCAACATTAAAAGAGCGTATTTCAACACTTGCTGAAAATATTCATTTTAATGAAAAAACAAGATTGATGGAAGTTGGTTGGGAAGTCAAATATACAAAACAACCAGATGAGTTCTCATTAGAAGAAAGAAAACAAATCTTCTACCACTTTATGAATTATACATACAAAAATCTTGAAGAAGGTATGGTAAATCTTTCCCCAAGACCCGGCGATATTTTAGCAGCAAAACCTCACGGTCCTAAAATCAATGAAGGGTTTACAGAATCTTCATTAATGATTGGAAAGCACCAGAGGTCTTTGGTTACTCGTAAGTTTGGATTTGGTAAATTGCAAGAAGACGGATTTCAATATGCTCGTTATGATGCAAATTGTATATTGAAACCTATCTGACTTCAAAATCTAATCGTCTAAATTTACGTTGACGACGTGCCTCTTGCCAAGCAATATCTTCGCTTGTAAGAACACCAGATTTTGATTTATGCCCATACGAGTTTAACATAACAACATTTGATAAATCAACTGCTGAAATCTTGTCTCCCCGAATGGTTGCCATGTTTGGACAACCACAAGTCACCGTTTTCGTAGGATGCCCTTCTAACTCTTTACCACAAGAGCGGCATCTGATTCTTAAGTTTTCCATCTCTACAATAAGTTAATTATTTTTCAGTAAATGAACGAAGCATCCAAAGGAATTTACCGTGTGCTTCATTTAAATCATCAAGAAGATTGACCGTGCCTCTTGACTTTTGCTCATCCGCTTCTACAGCAGCATCTGAAAGCATTGTGATTATTTGTTGATGACCTTCCATTAGGTCACGAATCATTTCCATTTCGGAAATATTAGATTTTGCTTCACCGATACCAGAAACTTCTACTACTCTAGATAAAGAACTGACTGGTTTAATTTCAAGAAATCTCATATGCTCTGCAATACGATCAACTTCTTCCTGAATTGCAAGATACTGCTCACCAAATAAATCGTGAATCTGCTTAAAGTCAGGACCGACAATATGCCAGTGATAGACCCAAGTCTTTTGGAACAATACAAAAAGACTTGCCTGAGTATCAGAAAGTAATTTATATAACTTTTCCATTATACCATTTTTTAGGTATTTATAATGGGCAATATCGGATTCGAACCAATGACCGTCTGCGTGTAAAGCAGCTGCGCTACCGCTGCGCCAATCGCCCATAAAAAGTCAAAACTGACCCATAAGGTATTCTACAGTATTTGCTACATCATTCATAGCATCTCGTAGATTTTCTCTCTGTCCAGACTCTTGTCTGATGATTGGACGATGATCCTCTGTTAAGGTCCAACGCCACTGTTTCATTTCATTACAATACCAGAGATTAATTTTCATTCTTTGAGTATTCCAGTTTAATCCAGTTTAGAAGAGCATAAACTTCAGACAATTCTGACTTATGATATTGATAGTCAGTATCATCTAACATTTCCTCTCTTTCATAAAACTCAATCTCACTAGTCAAATAATCAACATAATGATTGATAGCAGTCATAGCGACTTCTCTATCACGCTGGGAAATAAGAGACATAACCCTCCTAACTCGTTATCTATAATACATTAAAAAGGGGGTCTTGTCAACCCCCCTCTATGTATCACTTCTCGCCTAGACCGACTTGTTTGACTTTGATGCGAGCCTTGTTAAGGATAGAACCAGCAAGAGGAACATAACCCAGATCATCAGCAATACCTTGTGCTTTGGTGCTCAGGGCATAGTTCAGTGCCTCGCGGACTGCTTCTGCCTTACCAGGAGCATAACCACTCTTATAGGCAAGAAT